TGCTCCCACCCATTGCTTTCATACGAGAAGATGAACAAATATTGAGATAATCAATATAGATCATAGATGGTACAAACTTCTTCTTAAGCTTCAACTCATTTAATAGAGCTCTGAAGTGACCAGAGTGTGCGCTACCGGTAGGATACTGTTTGATAATTAGTTTACCTAGGTTAGCTTGTGCGATCTTAGCGATCTTTTCACTGAATACGTTCTTAGGTAAAGTTTCTAATTGTTGGATTGGTAGATCCATTAGATTAGCATCAATACGTTCAGCGATTCTTTCTTCAGCCATTTCCATTGTAATGTACAGTACGTTCTTACCTTGCTGCAAAACACCAGCTGCACCATGACACATGAATAGAGATTTACCTACACCAGTACCTGCTAAGCAGACATTTAATGTTTTGTTGGGTAATCCACCCTTTGTAATCTTATTAAAGTAATCTAGGTCAAATTCAATCTTTTCTTCAACATTATTATAGAATTCAAAACGAGCATCAGAATCATCGATGTAATCATGGCCGATGGCTTGATCAAACGAAACTCCTAATGCATTTGAGAGTATTTCAGGGATAGCACCATCACTACGTTCTTCATCTTTACCATCAATGATTTGAATGGAATCCATAATCGCAAGATATACTGCACGATCTTTGCACCACTTTTCAGATTCATTAATAAGATATTCAGTATCAACATCAGACTTAATTGCGATTTCATTGATCAAGCGTGATGCTTGGTTTAATACATCTTCAGGAGCAGAAACTTTAGTTAATTCTAGATCTAATACTCTGCTTGTAGGAAGCTTATTGTGAGCTCCAACGAAACTTACAATAAGATCAAATACTAATTTGTGTGTACCCTCAAAATATTCCTTTTGAATGTACGGTATTACTCTACGACAATAATCATCATTATTAAGAAGATGATTCAGTATGTGCGTCGGTAGTTGACTTGATATTTCCAATTGTTCCCTCACTTATAATATGTGTTAATAGATCGCCAAGATAATTATTAAAGTCTGGATCTTTATTCAGCTTGCTATCATCAAATTCCCCTGGGTCATTGATATTATATGTAAACGATAAAGTGGCAGAATCTATTTCAACAGACTCTATAACTTTAACTGTTCCATAGATAACCCTTACGTCCTTGTAAGGGGATTCATCTGTTAAATGAATTGCATAGAAATCAGATCCAGGATGTTCAACTAGCTTATATTGATTATCCATCTATTATACACCATTTTGAGTTGTTTGTACAGGACTTTCTGGGTCAAAATCAATTAAAGATTTATGGCCGATTTGGTACTGCTTAATCAAGAAGTCTTTGAACTTTTGAGTCTTAAGAATAGGTTCCCAGAATTCATCTTCCTTAGTAACCTTTTCACGTACTTTAGGTTCAATCATTTCACCAGTATCTTGATCTACTCGACAGTACCAACCATTATTAGGCTTGACAACAAAACCACCAGCAAGCGCGATTTCAAGCAGACCTGAATTACGTTCAACACCACCATCCCAAGAGACTGAAACTGGAATCTTAGATTTTTCTTTAACCATTCGAGACTTTTCAACATTGATAATAAAATCATAACCAGTAACTTCCATTCCAGTTTTGTTTTGTCTACGACCTAGAATCCAGATATTATCGGCTGAGTAATAAATACCAGTACCACCTGAAACTACAGCTTTAGGGAATAGACCCATCTCTTGATACGTATGATTAATAGCCAACAGAGGCACATCTTTCATAGTCAAGTAAGGTGTTACCATACGGAATAGACCTTTAATAGCTTTAGCTCGAGACATATCAGCAACTGATTTCTCATTCAAAGCATCTTCTAATTCTTTCTTAGAAGCAAGGTTACCAATAGAATCAATAACAATAATCACTTTATCTTTACGATCAATGTTATCCAATTGGCCAACAAGATCAAACTTAAGCTGTTCAACATCGGTAATTGGAGTATGAAGTACTCGACTAGTATCGATACCAAAAGCTTCGAAGTATGATTGAGGTGAACCAAACTCTGAATCATAAAACAACATTACTGCGTCTTTATTTTCTTTAAGATAAGCTCCAGCCATAAGCAATGCAAATGACGTTTTGAAGTGTTTTGAAGGACCTGCTAGTACTGTAAGACCTGATGTTAAACCACCATCTGGATCTCCAGATAACGCAACATTGATCATTGGCACTTCGGTTTTAGTCATGCTCTTGTCACCAAAGAATATACTATCAGCTAGTACGGCTGTAGTTTTAATCTTTGAATTCTTTTTCAATTTATCCATTACTGACATTAGTACATTCTCCTACGACCATTAGGTCCCATATCATTAGCTTGCTGCTGACGTTTTGTTCTGGCCAGAGCTTCTGCTTTCTTACGCTTACGCTTCCATGTCGGCTTTTCATAGTATTCTTTACGCTTAACGTCTTGAAGAACACCAGCAGCTTCTACGGCTTTCTTAAACTTTCTCATCGCGACATCGAATGGCATATCTTGAGGTGGTCGCGATTTCTGACCTTTCCGATATTTTTGGGGTTCTGCTGTTAATTTTACACTTGGCATAGTTTTCTCGTTTTATTAGTTTATAAGGTATATTATAACATAAATTCAGTTAATTGTAAACTGTTTTTTTCATATTTTTCAATTTTATTTTTATTGTCTTGAACAACGAAGCTTGAATCAACACTCTCTAATCTACCTTCTAAGAATAGCTTAATAGATTGAGCCATATCAGCGGCTGTTGTAACTGGGACATTTTGACATATATGATTTAGATTGCGTAGTCCACCTTGTAATATAAAATCATCAGGTAGTTTCATAATGGTCAAACATTCACGAATCGTAAGATACCGATCTTCTACAGGATGCGTTAACATTGTTGGCATGTGGCCAACGAAAGCTCCAATGTAACTACTAGGAATTTCAGTAGTCTTACGCATAATGTTACCACCAGCTTTTAGCTTAGCGTACATGCGTTTACATTTAATAGCTTCACGTTCGTATCCATGCTCAGTCATCCAATCACCAACGATGTTATAGCAAGTAGTTCTACCTAGCTTTTCTTCGATATAACTTAACACGTTTTCTGATCTCTCTAACTGAGCCGCAAATTCTGGATGAGTCATTCCTGGATGAATAACTTCTAAAATATATTTATAATATGGATTGTCAGTTGGCTTCTTTTGATTAGTCAAGATGTTCATTGGATCATCTTCTCTACGCTCTACTGACATAATCAAATCTTCAATGCGTTGATGAGGTCTCCAAGTATATCGAATAAGTGGTGTTGTTTCACTCTTCCAAAAGAAGTAAAAAGATCGATCTCTAACCTGACTTAAACCATGAAGCTTAGACTTAGTTTTAAATAAAGAGAAGGTATAACCATGTTGAGAACCAATTCTACGTAGTCTTTCTACAATAGGTTCACCCATCTTACTTGCTAATCTTGGAGCATTCTCTCCCCAGAATACTTTAGGCTTAACTGTTCCTAAAACATACTTAGCACTTTCAACCATCCAATCATTTGCCGAATTATCCGAAGCAGCCGCAGGAGAAAGGGATGAAAGGCCAGCACAAGGACATACCGCATTTACTACGTCTACTTGTTTCATCTTCTCAGTCACTTGAGACAAATTATAATATGGTACTTCATTATTATAATGCTCTAAAATGTGCTGATCATTATTAAAGAACCCATCATAAGACATGATATATTCTGGCCTTTTCCCAAAAACTTGTTCCATTGCAATTGTTTCACCACCAATTAGTGGTACTATAGACGCATAATTCATTGTGATTTTTTAACCCTTTCTCTTAGGTCACTCGATGAAAACGAATGCCTTCTTTTGTTATAATGGACAGGAGTTAATCCTTTTCCTGTATGTTCTTTATCCTTGTATTCTTCTCCAACGATTCTTATATCAGGATTGATTGTTAGAATCATATCTACAAGTTCTTGTTCAGTTGAGAAAGGTATAACCTCATCAACGTATCTACACGCAGACAATTGAACATAACGTTCAAATGCTGTTTGAATTGGTTTGTTCTTACTGTCAGGACGATCTATAGTTGGATCAATTAATAGACCTACTACTAAATAATCGCATAGTGATCTAGCTTCTTGTAGCATTACGATATGGCCAGCATGAAATAGATCAAACGTTGAACACGTGAATCCAACTTTGCCACCAATCGGTAAATCATTTTTGTTCAAAAACATACTTAACTTGCTCCATAATAAATTCTTTTTCTGGGTGATACTTATGAATTCTTATAAGTTCAGCCGCTGTCAACACGCTTAACAAATCTAATTCAATGTTGTTATAGGTTGCTAAAGTTTTAAATGCCATATCCCAACGATCCATTCTTGGATAGTTGACTCGTAGCGATGCTAAAAATTTAGCTACATCTAATTCAGTACAACCAAACATATTAGGAATAGGATCAATGAGAACTAATTCATTATGCTCTTCAGTAAAAAGCATGTTCTTTATTCCAAAGTCTCCATGAGAGAACGAGGAATTTAAATTCCATATAGTTCTTAGCAATTCTACAACTTCGACATATAAATGAACCTGTGCTAGATGAGCATGGTCTTCAATCCGATCACAATAACTACTAAAAATAAAAGGGCCGGAGTTAGGGATTCTTTTCATTGAGTCTAATGATTCTTGGATTAACGCAAGAGAAACATAAAAATTATTAATAAAAAAATCTTCATCATGATCAATATATTCCATAGTAATAGTATCACCAACCACACGTTCAATCTTTGGCGTAAGAAGCCAAGAGTCAACATCAGAAAACCATTGCTGAACTGCTAATGCATTAGTATCAGTTTTATGTACTAACTTTCCATCGGTGTAAATATCTGAACCAGACAATCCACCTTCGAGTTGTCTTATATCAGTGGTGATAAAATCTTCTGGGGATATACCTTTGTCGTCAATATAGTAAGCGCCTAATGGTTTATTAAAGCTTAGCGTATTATACTTCACATTGTTATTTGCTAACCAATCACGAATCTGTAAGCTATACTTTTCTGCAGCTTCTTCTCTTGAAGAGCATGATATAGAACCACGTGCTGTAAAGATATCAACTGTCCAACCTGAATTAGATAGATCATTTAATTTATTGATCAATGGCCAGTTTGGTTCAGCGTTTTCCCAATCTCTATTTTTAGTATGTGCTAAAGTGTCGTCAAAATCTACTATCAATCTTTTATTATATTCCATTAAAAAAATGCCTCTAAAGAATTAACCGGAGCTTTATATTCAGCTTGCTTTCCATCTATCATTATATGTTGTTTTTTCTTTAGTGTTCCTACAGCAGAAGACATAATAATTTCACCTTCTTTTCTTAATTGTGGAGCATCTGGAAAATATTCACTAATTCTATCTATGGCACTTATTTTAGATCTAGATCCCATAGCTTGTACTTGCGATAAGAACTTAGCTCCTAGAGTTTCAATATTGTTAAAATCGAATATAAGTTTTCTACATGCTTCAGTTCTTTCGTTCCATTCATTTTCACCCATAGACAATAAGATATCAGCTAGCTCTTCTTCTTCTCTGGCTTGTGATATTAAAGGTCCCTCAATAGCACCCCACTTTCTACCATCTGGCGCATAAGCATTATCTGCAAAGTGTCGATTCATAATAGGTAGAGTTAATAGGAATGATTCAATCATGGTATATTCCATGCGTGTACCATACTCATCAGCGTTCGAAAGCTTGTAGCCACACCATGAGGCCTTACAAGAGCCGAGCTGTTCCATACCCCAATCATAAAGGTAACTATCATAAGAATTAATTTTACCATCTTTAACTTGTTCTTTTTCATTTAAGTTATAACCGCCATCTTTATTTAAAGAATGTTGGTATATCATAGGACGAAACGCTGGAACATACGGAGATGGATTGATCGTTAAATCTTCAGAATACATGCTCACTGAAGAGATAGAGTTTTCGCATCCAATGATGGATAACTTCCAATCTTTCATATGAGGTTGAATACGGCAAATCATTGCTGGATCTTTTAAAGGTGACATTCTCCCAAGATACAACAAGTGGTTTTCCCTTTCAGAATATGATTTGCGAAACTTATCCATAGATTCTGGAACAATCCATATTGGGTTTTCTATTAATCTATTGGATAACCCTGGATCAAAGTTGGTATAAGCTTCTTTACTAAAACCATCTAGTGATTGAATCACCGCAGTATCAGCATGAGAAAAGATTTCACAGGCCTGTGGTATAGCATTAATGTTTGTTTTTGCGATCGAATGATCATGCATAATTTTTAACGTATCGACTTTTTCTAAGAATCTTCTATATCGATCTACGTATGGAGCTTGCTTACGAGTTGGATGAGAATGAAATACTGACATGTCACAACTGTTTACAGCACTGATAATTTCGTTACTAACATCAGTATCATTTTTAGCAATTTTGTATACTTGGCCTAGCCATTGAGCATGTTTTGCTCTACCAAAACTTTGGCCATTATCAAAATCTAATATAATTGATTCATGACCAGCATCAGCTAGATACTTTTCGAATATGAGAGCGCCTCGTGTAACTCCACATCCATCGATACCTTTACCGAATATAAACGCTATTTTCATAATGTAAATTCACCTTTTTAATAATAGATCTATTATAACACAGTTTGCTTCAAATGTAAAGGCTTTGTGCTATATTTTTCAATAAAAACATTAGACCAACTCCGTTGAGTAGAATCAATGCTCTATCTTTCCACAGAATAGATACCCACAACCATAACATAATACCACATGCAGAT